AATATATATTAGACGAGAAAAAAGATAGAGTTGGTGCTGCAAAAGAACAAGATGTAAACGAATTGCGTAGATATACCGTTGCAGGTCATCTTTATATGTTTGAATATAAGGCAAAGATACGATGGTTGCCTTATTATGACATGTTTCCTCTCGTTTATGTTATTAAAGCATCTAACAAACGAGAATTTTGGGGTGCTAATCTACATTATTTGACACCAAAGAAGAGAATTCAGGCAACTAGGAAATTAATTCAGGGTAGAATTGATTTACCTAAGGGATGCTTTCATAAATACCTAAGCGCACATGTAGAAAGTTTGTATCTTGATCTTGCGTTAGTAGAATGGGACACTGCTATTCTACTTCCCACTGAAAACTTTGTACGTGATGTAAATGGCATGATGTTTCCCATCGACAAGGAAAATGTATGGGAAGACACCAATGAGAACTTTTACGATAAAATACGAGGACAAAGACTTGTTCAAGGATATGGAACATCACAATCTAGGGAGATGGTAACCTAATGACTAATATATTTGCTGGTTTTGGTTCTGGTTCTGTGTTGTTTCCTTCACAGATACCAGAAGAATATAATATTAAGGAGCAACACGAAAAACTACAAGAGAAGACTAAAGAAGTTACAAAGGAGCAACAAAAAGAAATTACTGATGCGATAATTCTAAAATCGCTAACAAAAATGCCTCCCATTAAAGATCTTACACCATCCTCTGAAGCATTAAGATACCCAGCAAGTCCTAATATAACAGATGATACAGACTATGTTTTCTTTCAATTTTATAATTACAAACCACCATTCAGAAGAAGACAGGATGTAGGTAATACAGAACTAGATTTGTCAAAGAAAAAAGGGGCAAAAGAATTTATTGAAAAGATTGAAGGGAGTAATACAGATTTACAATCACTCAGTATTAGAGATTATAATGATGCAGATCAATTTGGGGACGCTGAGTTGGCAAAAGGTTATAAAAGTATTATTCTCTATATGCCAGAAGATATCTCCACTGGTTTTGAGGCACAATGGGGAGGTAAGAATTTAACTAATTTTGGTGCTAATCTTTTACAAACAGCAGGTGCTGAGGGTTTTGACAAAGTAAAAGAGGCAGGAAAAACTCTTACAGATGCTTTTGGAAACTTATCATACATAGCAGGTGCTCAAGCAATTAGAAACTTTGCTAAATCTACTGGTGGTGATGAACTATCTAATGACGATGTATTTGGTGCGATCTCAGGTGCTATTTTGAATCCTAACACTGAATTACTGTTTAGTGGTATTAATATGAGAAACTTTACACTTAATTTTAAGTTAGTTCCTAGAGATGAAACAGAGGCAGCAATGGTGAATGGTATTGTATCTCATTTTAAAAAAGCATCACTACCTACCAGAGTTCCTGATGCAGTTTTTGGAAATACAGGTGCAGTTAGAAAGAATTTTATTGGTGTGCCAAAATTAGTAAAGGTAAACTTTATGTGTGGTTCTAGTGAACATGCAGTATTACCAAGATATAAATTGTGTGCCATTACTAGAGTTGATGTGAACTATACTCCTGATGGAACCTATGCTACATATACGAATGGTCAACCAGTAGCAATGACCTTAACAATTGGTTTCCAAGAAACAAAAATTGTATTTTCTGATGAAATTGAATTATCTGGAATTGGAGGTTTAAGATAGTGTTTTTCAATATAGTTCCCGATATTATCTACGATGAGAAACCCATTAGTTATCCTTTCTCAGAATCAGATTTTGTAATTGCAAAAAACTTCTTCCGTAGATACAAAGTTAATGAAGACGTATTTCAGTACGCTGTATTCTTTAAAAAATATACTATTAAAGATGGTGAAAGACCAGAAACTGTGGCAACAAAATCTTATGGTGATCCTTTTTTTGATTGGGTAATTTTAATTACTAATAACATGGTCAATGCACAATACGATTGGCCACGTTCCAACTATGAAATGTATAAAATCATTGAAGAGGAATTTGATGATCCATATTCTGAGATATCTCACTACGAAATTAAAGAAGACATAGCACAATACAAAAAAGGTTTACATGTAGATGAAACTTTTTATAATGGCACACATAAATTGAATATTGATGGTAACATACAAATAAAAAATGGTAATGAAATTGCAAGTCCTGTTACCATCGCAGAATATTATCAACAAGAGAATGAAAAGAAAAGAGAAATTTATATTCTAAAAAATCGTTACCTATCATCTTTCGTAAAAGATTTTAAACGAGGGAACCTCTATAAGAAAGACGAAAATTTCGTTAATCAAAGAGTTAAAAGAACTGGTTGACTTTTTTGACAAAAAAATACCCAGAAAATTTTTCTGGGTATTATAGAATTCACTTTGTGATTTTGGATTTACTCCTCAGCAAGACGAGCGAAGTATGATAAAGCATCGTCATCATCTACTACTGCCTCCTCCTTTACAGGTGATGGAGTAGTAGCAACTGGAGCAGCAATTGGTTCAAACTCTTCGTCATCTACTGTAGGTGTAGTAGTGACTGGTCTTTGACCTATGCCAAGAACAAGATTTAAACGACGCTCAAGATCTTCGTAAGACTTGAACTGTTCTCTAGAAGTAAATGCTTCTAAAGAGTGCTCAGATTTCCATATTGTTTCTAATTCATCATCGTCTGCACTAAGAGCAGAAACATTATCGAATTCAGAACTATCATAGTTCCAATAACCTGCTACTTTCTTAATCTTCAACTTGAAGTTAGCACCTTCCCAAAGATCAAAAACATTTACTGGTTCTTCATCTTGGAACTCAGGTTGCATAGCAGCAAGTATCTTGTCATGGATTTTCTTTCCATACTTATACAAGAATACTTTACCCTCATTCTCAGGGTGCTTAGGATCTTTTATGACATAGATGTTGCTGTAATACTGAAGCTTACGCTTTTGCTTACGAGCAGTCTCTTTGTCTGCATCATCACCACTGTTCCAGAGACGACGATTGACTTCACCAACAGGATCCTTCTCACCAAGAGTGGTTAAGGAATTTTCGATGTACCAACCACCAATACCTTGGAAGGCATGGGAGTACAATTTTGCCCATGGAATGGTTTCACCATCAGGGGCAGGAAGGAAACGAATAACAGCGTATCCATTTCCAGAAGCGTCAACCTCTGGTTTCCAGAACCTTTCATCAACGTTCTTACCGCTAGAGGACTTCTCTAATTCTTTCTGTAAAAGAGAGAAGTTGTTCTGGGATTTACGCTTTAAATCTGCGAATGACATTTAGATTACCTCGGATTAATTTGGATTTGGTTTTTGTCTAGGACTTACACTCAATAATGTGATGCCTAGTTTTTTATGATAGCAATAAAATAATTACTCGTCAACTCTCTTTTTTTACTTGCTTCTTCATATTCTCTATTTTTTCTACTAGTTCATCAAACATTGATTCTATAGTAGTATCAGGTGTAGCACCTAACATGATAACTCCCTGTCTCATTGTCTCAATAACTGACTTTGCCTCAGGATCATCGCTTAGTTTAGCACGAGCATAAAAAATCTTCTGTTTATCTATTAACTTTTCTAATGCTTCAAAATATTCTAATTGTCTATCTTTATCTAATAGAACAAAATTCATAGCAGATCTGAAACAGAACTGTTGAAGTTCCATCATTTCTTGAATGTCGCCTTTGACGATCTCGGACTTAAAGAAACTCATACTAGCATTAATTTTGCACGACTGGTTTTTTTCATGAAGTTTAATTGCTGTGCCTCATGACGCAACTTCTCCTTCAATGGTTTACTGATTAGTTTGTTTACATTATCTAATTCAATTTCATTCTCTTCACAATAGTGGATTACCGAATCAATGTAATTCATTTCTGGATTGTGTAGTGCAATCTTCTCCACTTCCTGCGAGAATTTCGCAGCGGTCATAAATTTATCCTCTAATAATTGTTTTTTGTCCATATCGTTGTTGGTATTCGTCGATGTAACTCATCAACCTGATGAAGTATTCTTTCTTAGGAGGATGCACAACAACTTGAGTTTCCCCATTTTCACAAGCAACGATTGTTACGAGTTGTTTTACTGTCAACCCGTAAATTTCTTGAAGCATACATGCGTATGCTGTTTCCTGTACAAAATAGTCGTATAAGTATTGCTCACGCTTAGGTTCTTGTGCTGTTTTGAAATCAATAATAGACAACACACCATCGAACTCAGCGATACAATCTACTCGCCCTGCCAATTCTAAATGCTTTGAATAGAGGGCGGCTTCCTGTAAGTAAATATTATTTATACGGTCTAAAGTATCCCTAGAATGATGAAACATCAGGACAGGAAGTGGATACTTATTATATTTTTTTAAGTCTAAATTGTTATTAAAATAATCTTCAGCGATAGAGTGATACTTTGTACCTCTCCCCGTAGCACGAGTGGTTTTAGCGTTTGCTTTTTCCTCTCCTACTCTCTTTCGCCAACGTGCAATGTTTGCTTTCTTTGCAGCATTATTACTAATCACAGTAGTGACAGATGGAAACTTGTATCCCTCAGGTGTTCGGTACATTCTTTTACCTTCCACCATTTCGGCAACCATTTCTATTGGATCTAGTTCACTTACGTGATTGAATAACATCATAAACCTAGATTGATTTTGTTAATGAGATAAGACTTAACAAGACCAGAGCGAACGATATCCTCAATACCAAACTCAATC